TCATAAGGAAAAAGAACCTACTCCTAATGCAAAAGAAATATTACAAAAAGTTTTAGACAACACAACTTTACTGGTAGGCCATAATATAAAGTTTGATTTAAAATGGCTTAGAGCTTGTGGGTTTACCTATATAGGAAATGTACATGACACTATGATAACAGAATATGTTATGCAGGGTGGAGAGAAGGTAGCTCTATCTCTTGAAAAGTGTTGTGAACGATATGCTGTCTCTCAAAAGAAAACTGGTTTAATCAGTGAATTTTTAAAAAAAAATGTGTCATTTGAGGACATACCTTGGAAAGTTGTAGAAGAATACGGAAGAGCTGATGTGCAGTCAACCAAAGAATTATTCCATGCTCAATATTCTAATTTAGATGGAAAGCTTGAGCCTACCATCCGTTTGATGAATGAGTTTTGTGAAGTGCTTTGTGATGTAGAGAATGAAGGTATGCAGATAGGTCTTAAAAATTTATTTCAAATAAAGGCAGAGTACACTAAGGAAGTACAGCAACTGGAAGGGTATTTATCCCAAGAAGTAAAGAAATTAATGGGTGATACTCCTATGAATTTAGATAGCCCTGAAGACAGATCAAAAATTATATTTTCTAGAAAGGTACTAGATAAGAAACAATGGACACGACATTTTAATTTAGGCTATGAAGTCAGGGGGAATACACGAAAGAAAAGAAAACCTACGTCTATGAGTATAAGAGCTTTTCAACAAAGTATGGTACGACTTACTAGACCACTGTTTAAAACTGTTATGAAAAGGTGTACAGCCTGTGGTGGTATAGGTTATAAGTATGCTTTGAAAAGGGATGGAACTGTAGGTAAACAGAAACGTATTTGTATAGCCTGCAAGAAAAAAGGTGTAGTGTACAGATCCACAAGAGAGTATGCAGGATTAGGTATGCATGCAACAAATACAAATGACTTAACTGTTCATGGATTTAAAACAGATAGATCAACATTAGAGAGATTGGTGCTAACAGCAAAAGAAAACCAGAAAATTTTTATGAAAAATTATGTAAGGTACAATGCTATTAAGACATATTTAAAAACCTTTGTTGAGGGAATAGAAAAAGGTTTAGATAAGAAACGTAGAATCCATCCTCATTATATGCAATGTGTTACTTCTACAGGAAGGCTGTCCTCAAGGAATCCGAATTTTCAAAACATGCCAAGAGGTGGTACCTTTCCTGTACGTAAGGTAGTAGTTAGCAGGTGGGAAGATGGACATATACTAGAAGGAGATTATTCGCAGTTAGAATTTCGGGTTGCCGGATTTCTAGCTCAGGATAACAGAGTGTACGAAGATGTTAAGAATAATGTTGACGTACATTCGTTTACAGCATCTGTTCTTGGTGTATCTAGACAGGATGCAAAAGCTGATACGTTTAAGCCTTTGTATGGTGGTCTACTCGGTACTCCAAAGCAGATGGAATATTATCGTGCATTTAAACAGAAGTACAGCAAGATTACTCAATGGCATGAACAGTTACAAAATGATGCCATTACGAATAAACGTGTTGTACTACCTTCTGGCCGATACTATAGTTTTAAAGATGTATATAGAATGAGGTATGGTGGAGTGTCAAACTCAACAGCAATTAAAAATTATCCTGTACAAGGATTTGCTACAGCCGATCTCTTACCTATTGCATTAATAAAATTAAAAAAGTTGTTGACAGATCGTAAAATGCATAGTATAATATGTAATACGGTTCACGATTCCATTGTGATGGATGTGTATCCTGAAGAACAGGATTTGGCTGTAGAGACAATGAAAGAAGCTATGATGTCTTTGCCTGAAGAATGTAAATATAGATACAACATTGATTATGATATGCCGATAGGAATCGAGATTAAAATTGGTAATAATTGGTTAGACATGAAGGAGGTTTATAAATCATGACTGAATTAACCACAATGAACACTTCTCTGCCAGAGAACTTATCTAAGATCTCTACAGAGGATATGATGAAACTAACAGGCCAGATAGATATTGCTATAACTAAATCTTCATTAGGTAGACTGGCAATCAACCATGCTGCTGAAGATAATGAGGGTAATAGCTTACCTAGAGGGTGGTTTAGTGTATATACACCTGATGAGACAGTGTATGGAGAAAAAGCAACCATGAGAGTTTTCATGCGTACTTATTCCTATTTTGTTTGGGATAATGAACAGGCTGCATTTTCTTGTCAGACTGTACAAGCACCATCTTTTAAAAGTGATTTTTATGACACTGAAGGTGGGTTGAAGTGTGGTAAACTAGATCGTACTACTTTAGAAGCACTACCAAAGGATAGTCCAGAGTGGGCTGTACAAAAGAGTATAAAATGTAGCCAAAATCTATATGGTTTAGTTACATTAGAGAATGCTAAAAATAGAGAGGGTAAAAAGGTTTCCCTTAGTAACTCTCCCTGTATTTGGTATGCAAAGGGAGCTAATTTTTCCCCTGTTTCAGACTGTATAAGTAGCCTGAGAAAACAGAAGCAACCTATGTGGCTGACGAATATCGGGCTGTCTTCAGTACGGAAGAAAAAAGGTGGTAACATCTACTTCCATGCAGAGCTAACACCTCAAAAGACAGTTGCATGGGCAGAGGAAGATGATGCTCTTATGCGTCAATTTATGGAGTCTGTTAAATCTTATAATGATAGTGTAATGAGAGCACATCATTCAGCTACTTCAGATGAAATAGAATATGATTCTGTAATTAATGAATAACTTTATACTCCATAAAGTACAAGGGTTTCTAGATCGTGTATCCAGAGAGGGTACCGATCTAGACCCCAAACTTGTAGAAGAATTTAAAGAGGCTTGTGGAAAGTCTATTGTTCGTCAGTTTTCTAACAAGCAGGAGGGGTGGAGACCTCGTATGTCTTCTTTAGGAAGGCCACTTTGCCAACAGAAAATGGAAAGAGATGGAGTAGAAAAAAACTTAGAGTACAATGCTATTTTACGGTTTATATTTGGAGATATGGTAGAAGCTCTTACCATTTTGGTAATGAAATCGGCAAAAATAGACATAGAATCGGAACAGGAGAAGGTAGATTTACAATTAGGAAAAAATTCTATTTCTGGTACGTTGGATGTTGAAATTGATGGGAAGGTGTGGGATATTAAATCTGCAAGTCCCTATGCTTTTGAGCATAAATTTGGAGATATGGGTGGCTATAAAAAATTAAAAGAAGATGATGTGTTTGGATATATTGTACAAGGATATTTGTACAGCCAAGCTAAGAATAAAGATTTTGGTGGGTGGATAGTTGTTAATAAAGCTAGTGGGGAGTGGACAGTTTGTGAAGCTCCTGCTATACAGGAAGAAGATAAGAAAGAAGCATTGGCTTTAGCCGAGAAAAATTTAAAGGCTTTAATAAAAGGAGAAAAATTTAAAAGATGTTTTACAGATACGAAAGAAACATACAAGGCAAGTGATGGTACTATAAAAGATACTGGAAATAGATTACTTCCTAGTATCTGTGGGTTTTGTGATTTTAAGAGAACGTGTTGGCCTGATTCTATTATGTATAAAAAGGTACCCTCCAATGCTCGTTTTCCTAGATCTGTGTGGTACAGCAAGCTTAAAAAAAGGGAGATGTAATGCCTATATACTTTCAAACGGATGTCAGCTTTTCTGATATATATATGAATGATAATGTTTGGTATGCTTTTCCAGATTCAGAGGATCAGAAGGGTGGAGCTGATGTTATAAGAGAATTAAGAGCAAGCTCTACAAGCATACCTATAAGAGTTTGTAAAAGTTTTTTTGAGGGTGGTGAATGGGATGATTATGATTATGATAAGAAAGTACTATTGCTTATAGAAGATTTAAATAAAGTTAAGAAGGTACTTGATAAAGGAGCATTAGTATGTTTTTACATGGCTGAATGGACAGAGAATTTAGAGAAGTTAAAAAAAAATTCTCGTAAGATATTTAATTTTGCTTTGGAAGAATCCGGAGCTTTGTTTGATACCTATCCCCCTAAGGATATAAAAAGATACAAGCCATGAACTGTTGGCACTGTAATACAGAATTGATATGGGGTGGAGATCATGACGTTGAAGAAGAAGATACTGAGTACTGTATAGAAACAAATTTGTCTTGTCCTCAGTGTGATTCTTTTGTAATGGTATACCTACCTAAAGATAAGGAAGAAGATAATTGAAAAGAGCACATGGATACCGATCTAACTTTGAGTTAGACATAGCTAGTCAATTAGCTAAGAATGCTGTACCTTTTGAATATGAAAAAACTATTGTTGATTACATAAGAGAATGTACATATACTCCTGACTTTTATATAAAAGAAAAAGATTTTTATATAGAAGTAAAGGGTAAGTTTGATTCTTCTGACAGAGGTAAGCATTTGTTAATTCGTAAACAGCATCCCGATTTAGATATACGATTTTTGTTTATGAATGCTAATAATAAACTATATAAAGGGTCTAAAACAACCTATAGTGGTTGGTGTGATAGACACAAATATCAATGGTGTGAAAGCTTTGTACCAAAGGAGTGGATAGAATGAACAGTAAAGAAAATTTTGAAAAGTTTAAAAGTAGCTTGCCAAAAAACTCTTATGCTATTATAATAAAAGATAATGAAAATGGTATGTCTGAATTTATGGCCTATGATACTACAACTGAAAACAAAGTTACTAATGGGTATGTAATACTGAGAGGTTTTATTGAACTAATGGAAACACAATTAGACAGTGTAATAGTACATGGTCAAGCTGCAATTTTCAGAGAGTTAGAAGTTACCAAACCAGAAATAGAGGGTAAACCTAAACAAAAAGGCAACGTAACAATAGTGGATTTTAAAAAATGAGTGTACATGAAAGACATGATGAGTATATGGCAAGATTAGATAATGAGGAAAAGGTATCTAATAATCTAAAGGAATTAAAAGATAAGTTAGCTACAGAAAAACAAGTAGGAGGAGATCATTATAAAGATTTTCTTATACAGCCTGTAGTTTTTATTCAAGAGAATGAACTTGATTTCTGTGAGGGAAATATTATAAAGTATATTTGTAGACATAAGTTTAAAAATGGAGCAGAAGATATACGAAAGGTTATACACTATGCAGAGTTGTTGCTAGAGATGAGATATGGAGAAAGGAATGGCAGGTAATAATTACTTACCAACAGAATATCAAGCATTTATACATCTATCAAGATATTCAAGGTGGTTAGAGGAGGATAAACGAAGGGAAACTTGGCCTGAAACTGTAGGAAGACTTATTAATTTCTTTACTATTCATGTAGATAAGAATTTAAATGTTCGATTAGAAAAAGAATTGTGGGAAGAGTTAGAAGAACATATTCTATCTTTACAAGTTATGCCATCCATGAGAGCTTTAATGACTTCCGGAAAGGCATTGGAAAGAGAGAATATAGCAGGGTATAATTGTTCTTACATACCTATAGATAATCCTAAGGCATTTGATGAAGTGCTGTACATACTGATGAACGGTACAGGAGTAGGCTTTTCTGTAGAGAGACAGTATGTAAGTGGTTTACCTACAGTACCTGATAGGGAGTTTGAACATACAGATGATGTCGTTTCTGTAGCTGATTCAAAAGAAGGATGGGCTAGGGCATTTAGAGATTTAGTTTCTTATCTGTACACCTGTCGTGTACCTAAAATAAACGTAAATAAGGTTAGACTTGCAGGTTCCAGACTTAAAACATTTGGTGGTAGAGCTAGTGGGCCACAACCCCTTGTAGACTTATTTGATTTTACTATTAATAAATTTAAAGGTGCTAGAGGTAGAAAGCTTACTTCCATTGAGTGCCATGATATAGTTTGTAAAATTGGAGATGTAGTTGTAGTTGGTGGTGTTCGTAGGTCAGCTCTTATTTCTTTATCAAATTTATCTGATGATAGAATGAGATCTGCTAAAACAGGAGAGTGGTACAAGTTAAATCCTGAACGATCCTTAGCTAATAATTCTGCTGTGTATACAGGAAGACCAGATACAGGAACGTTTATGAAAGAGTGGTTGTCTTTATATGAGAGTAAGTCCGGTGAACGTGGTATATTTAACAGAGCATCAGCACAAGAGAAAGCTAAACAGAATGGTAGAAGAAATGCTGATATGGAATTTGGTACTAATCCTTGTTCAGAAATTATACTACGACCTAATCAATTCTGTAATCTTACAGAGGTAGTAGCCAGATCAGTAGATACAATTGACAGCTTAAAAAATAAGATAAGGGTAGCTACTATTCTTGGTACTGTACAAGCTACGTTTACTAACTTTGGGTATCTAAGGAAACGGTGGCAGAATAATACTGAAGAAGAAAGATTACTTGGTGTATCTCTTACAGGAATCATGGATAGTCCTTTATTAAATGGAACTGATACGGAACTTAAAAATACTCTACGATCTTTAAGAAAGGTAGCTATTCAAACTAATAAGAAATGGGCTGATAAGCTAGGTATCCCCCAGTCTACAGCAATCACTTGTGTTAAGCCATCTGGTACTGTTAGTCAATTGGTAGACAGTGCTAGTGGTATACATGCTAGACACAATCCTTACTATATAAGAACAGTACGAGGGGATAATAAAGATCCTCTTACACAGTTTATGATTGAATCCGGAGTGCCTAATGAACCGGAGATAAGAGGTAATGAACCTTCTCCTGATATAACAGTATTTTCTTTTCCTATGGCAGCTCCCAAGGATGCTGTTTATCGAAATGATATGACTGCTGTACAGCAATTAGAACTTTGGAAAACATATGCTGAATATTGGTGTGAGCACAAACCTTCTGTAACTATATCTGTAAAGGAAGAGGAGTGGATACCTGTAGGTACGTGGTGTTGGGAAAATTTTGATTATTTGAGTGGAGTATCTTTTTTACCTCATTCAGATCATACCTATAAACAGGCACCTTATCAGGATATAAGTAAAAAGACTTATGAGAAGTTGATAAAAAAAATGCCAACCGGAATTGATTGGCAAAAGTTACAGGATTTTGAGAAACAGGATATGACTAAGGGATCACAGGAATTAGCTTGTACAGCAGGTGTCTGTGAATTAGTGGATATATAGTGATAGATGATAAAAAAGCCATGCTATTTAATTTTTCTGTACAGTTAACACAGGCAGGTCATGTTTCTGTAGAACATGAGTGTATAAAATCTGAAGAATTTAAAGAAGCAATGAATAGATGGAACTCCAAGTATGAAAACACCGAAGTGTTTGTGTCTTTGATAAAGTTTTTATCTAATCATTCAGTGGAGTTAGAAAAGGATATCCGTAAAATCTTATACTAAGAATATTTAGGTTTACGAATACCTCCACCTTTTGCATATTTTTTAATCTTTCCTCCACCTCTATATTTTCTTTTTTTCTTTCTTGTAGGAACTTTTCCTCCTGCATACATGCCAGACATCCCCGATTCATATCCTCCAGTTCTGGGATCTACTTCTCTTATATTTAATTCCTCTTCCCAAATTGGAGGTACAGGTCGTGGTGGTAAATCAGAAATCTCCTCTATACTAGGTGGCATTCGTTGAGGAACAGGTGAATCAGGTCTTCTGATATTTAATTGAGGTCTATTTACATTAGGTCTAGTTTCTACAAGTCTATCCCCTGTAGGTACTAAACCAGAACCACCTCTCGTATCCATAGGACTTGCTCTACTTACTCCCCCCCTTGGTATGGTAGTGGGAGTTAATCCTTGAAACCTATCATCAGGAGAAACTTCTCTTCCGTAACCCTCACGTCTAGGAGGCTCTATTTGTTCTGGAGGTAGGTAGCCACCAAGTCTGGGAGCAGTTATTTCTCTTTCTTTTCCACCTTCAGGTTTTACATAATTAGCAAATTCTTCTACTTCAGTTCTGCTGACAATGTTTCTGCCTGTAGTTTTTCGTACAGGGGACATAGATATTCTACCATTTCTTATACTTATTTTATAAGCTTTAGCAGGAATCTGTTCTCCTGTACCTCTATGAGGCAAGGGTTTTGTTCCACCTGATCTTGCCAGTATCTCTGATACTGGAGTTCCCTCCATTTTTCTAAGTCTTTCTGATGCCATTTTTATCTCCTTACTGGTCTGGTGCCACCACCTCTAGCATATTTTTTAACCATTCCCCCACCGTACTGTTGCTGTATAACATTACCTGTTTGTGCAGTATTTTCTGGTGTTTGTAAATTTTTCATAGCCATAGCATCTGTCACAGGGGTAGGGGAAGACATGTCTCCCCCTATGTTAGCTAAAGCTGATTTCTTTTTATAAGGATTAGCCATTGTTATTCTTAGCCTTTCCTACGTTAGCACCCACAAAGTTGACAATGTCAAGTAACCATTGTACTATACGATCATCAGATTTATTAGGGGTTAATGTAGCAATAATAGCTGCAGAACCAATTACACTAGTGGCTGCTGCAAGCCAAGCTTGCCAGTTACTCATTATATATGTCATTAAACCTACTTCTTCCATAATTTTCTCCTTTTGTAGTTGTAGATTATCGTTGTTGACTTAATTCCAAGGCTTTTTTAAATTCACCCTGTAGTGTTAGTTTTTCATCATCTTCAAGAAGATTTATAAAATTATCAGTTACTGTCTTTATATATTGATCTCTTTGATTCAGCACTTCCCATCCCTTTTTGGTTAGTATAGGTGTACCCCATTTAGAATCTCTAAAGGAATCAGTGCCAAAAGGAAATAAATTTTCAGGACTGTATTCACCACTGTGAAATGTAAGTAATGTATCTATTTGTGATGAAAGATCATCTTTTTTCTCATCTGAGTCAATCCATGCTTTCATTAATTCAGATTCCATAGCAATTCCATTACCTAGTAAATATTCTCCCCAAGCCGGATGTACTTTATATCTATTAGTCTGTCCAGTAAGCATTATTTTAGCTATAGGTTCTAAAACTTCTGGTCCGGCTAGTAATAATTGTGTAATAGATTTAGCTTCTCTATTTTTCATAAAGACAACTGCAAGTTCAGTTAATGGATAGTGATAAGAAGCTCTTTTAGAGGCTATGGCATATCCTCTAGATTGTATATTCGGTAAATCTAATTTGGGTAACCCTGCTGTTAATTGTCTTAATTTTTCTCCTGTCGCAGGCTGTTGTCTAATAGTTGAAATTTTGGCAATGACATTAAGTAGTTTTACATTCTTGTTCATATATGCTTTGAACAAACCTTCATTATTTAGTAAAGCATTATATAATTCTACTCCATTTACTGCTAATTCTGATTTAAGAGGAGGACCAAGCTCATCTACTTTTCCAGTGTAAGGATTTATTTGTTTTTCAGAAATAGGTGGTTTGCCATGTACTGCTTTGTAGGCTTTCCTTTGCACCCAATTTAATTTCTTACCATATCCAGTAGGTTCTTTTTCGGAAGACCTGTAACCTAAATCAGTTTGACGGGATGGTTTGGTAGGTTCAAATATACCTCCTCTATAATCCCCACTGTATTCTTGTGGCATATCCCATACAATATGTTTTGACTCTACAGTATGTAAATCTTTTATTCCTTGAGAAAAATGTGCTGCAATTATTTTATTAAAGTCTTCTTCAGTTCCTAAATTCTGAGTGAGAAAAGCTTTTCTAGAAGCTTCTATAAATGGAACAACAACTTTGCCATCTTTTACCACCTGTGTTTCTATAGCTCTTTGAACTAAGTCGGAAGAATTATTGAGTCTTTTCCACTCTAATGTATTTTGTTTCACTGTTGCTAAGACTCCCTTTGCCTGCTCTACAATTTTTGCAGATTCAGCTAACCTATCACCCATCCATATAGTTTGTTTTTTTAACATATCATTTGTGGCATTTCTTGCAGCATTATCAGATCCTGTCCATGCAATCAATGTGTGATGCCAATCTTTACCCATAGTACCTACTGTATTTTCTGAAAGCCTATTAAGCTGTCTTACTTTTTCAGCAAGATCTCTTATGGCAGGACTATCAACTTCTCCTACAAAATGATTTTCGTTTACATGTTTAAATATCCAATCCCAATCTGCTTCAGTTTTAGCCTTATGAACTTTATCTGCAAATGAAGTTGTTTCTCTAGCTTGCATATCATCTACCTGAGAAGCAAATCTAGCAGAGAGATAATTATCTAAATATTTTACGAAAGCTTTGTAACTCTGCCAGAGAGGATCTCCTTTTTTTGGTGTTTGAAATACTATCTGTGTTTTACCACCTACTGTTACTTTTTTAGGTTCTCCAAATATAACTTTTATTTCATCCCATATATCTTTAGGGGAGCTATCTTTAAACCAATTATCCACTGTTTTATTAATATCTTTATCAAATACTCTACCACCCGGATGCTTTCCACCGTACCATACTACCGGCATTGGTAAATTAGTTCTTCTATCTGTAAATTCTAAAAATACCTTACCATCTTTGTTCACTTTATCATCAGCAATATTTTGACGTAACTTTTCAGTAGTAGCTATTTTGTTTAAAAGAGGAGATTGAATAAGACGTTGCCTATAGTTAGGACTATATTCAGCATGAGCTCTTTCTAATAAGTCAACTTCTTTATGATAGCCCATATCCGATAGTCTACCTCTAAAATCTTTAAGTATTCCATCAGCAGTACTTCTTATTTCTCTTATTTTTTTACCACCAAGAAGATCTCCGTTAGGTAAATTTCTTAAAGAAAGTGCAACAGTTTTTCTTATTTCATTTACCAATGAGTAGGATACTAAAAAGCCAAATTCTGTATCTAACACATTTCCATCTTGTATGTAGGCAATTTCATCAAATATTGTAATTCCACCTTTTATAGTCTCAAAAGGCTCACCTCTTGCTTCAGCAATAGCATTCAAATGTTCTTTTCTTATCATATTCCAAGTAGGTCTACGACCAGTATCTTTATCAACTTCTGCTATCTTTGCCAATTCTCTATAAGCCATAATTACTTGTGGTTGTAAATATGTTTTAGATATACCTTCTATATAGTTTTGAAGCATGGGTAATTGCTGTAATGGACCTCCAATTCGAGTTGCTATATTTATTTCTTGCATAAAATCCATAACATCTATAGCACCAACATTAGCAGGAATATTTTCTATAGCCTCATCAAATGCACCACTGTAAGTAATTCTAAGATTATCTGCAACATGACCTAAAGTTACAGCTATTGTCTGTTGACTAAAATCAGCTATAGCTCTAGCAGGAGATCCTCCATGTCTTTTTACAGCAGCTGCAGAGGCTCCATATGCTTCAAACTCTTTAGGTAGATAATTGTTTAATCTCTGTAACCTTGTTCTAAATTTTTGTGTAGCACCAAGAGCAAGAAGAGAATCATTTCTAGCTGTTTGCAATTTTTTACGAACCCCTAGTACTTTAGCTTCTTCTACATCTTTAAGCTGTAAAGATGGATATGTATTTAATATTTCTAATAAAGAGTTAGAGGATTCTTTAGATAAATCTGACTCACCTAATAGTTGAGTAACTTGTAGTATAACTGCTCTATCTACCATTTTTGCAAATACAGCATGCTCTTCATTTAAATACTGTAAGGATTTATTTAAACTTACTTCTAAAGCATTTATTTCTTGAGTTCTTTGTCCAGAAGGTATTAATGAAAGTATTTCTAAATTTCTTTGAATACCTACCTGTAAATCTTCACCGATTTTTCTAGCCTCGTAGGAAAGTTTTATAAAGTTAAACCTTGCATCAGGTTTTAAATCCGTTATTTGACCTGCACCGGCAATAGAATTTTCAAGTGTTTGCAATACTTTAATATCATATGCTTGTCCTATGGTAAATATAGCTTCTTCTTTAGAGAAAAAAGCTTTACCCTGTTGCCATTGAATAATATCTTGTGTAGGTGGGCCTATTTGAGTAGCTTGAGGATCATATTCTATCATCTTATCTTGATTTTTGAAAAAATTTTCTTGATCTACTAACGGAGTATAGGCATTGTCTCTGGGTACTAACATTTGATAGTACAAATTTTGCATACCTACCCAGCTATCTCTCATTGATTTTAATGCTTCAGGGTGAGTATCTCCTAATTTTATTAATGATGCTCCTAATTGTTCTAATCGTTTTACTGTTGTTTTATTCAGACCGGGTAGCTTTAAGCTTCCTGCCCTAGATTCTAGTAAAAAATTATCAAATCCTTTTTCAACTAATTTACCAAAGTGGGAAAGTATAGGTACTCCTGACTGTGCTCCAGCAGACGCAGCATGTTTAAAACCTGCTGCTGCTCCTTCTGCTGTCCATCTGGTAAATCTAAAAGGCCATTGAAGAGGATGATGTCTAAATCTTATTCCCATATATCCACCAGCAATAAAACTAGCTATATCTATAACTGCAGCTGGTATATTTTCATGCCATTCTGTATTTCCCTCTCTCAATCCTGAAGTTAAATATCTATCTGCCAATTCTAAAGACATATCAGCACCAAATTGCATGAAAGCAATATCTTTTGCCCAACTGAGAGGTTGAGTAGCAAAGTAAAATTGTCTACCTCTATACTTTTGTTTAAGCCATCTCCCAAAACTTTTCCGGGATGTTTCTTCTATTGCCTGTATTCTTTGTCCGTGTAATATTTTCATTTCCATAAATAGTTCGTCTTTACGAATATGTTCCCATTTTCCCTTTCCAGTTTTTGTCAAATTTAAAGTTTTTCTCTTACTTATATTTTGAGCTGCTTTCCAAGCTAAACCTTTAGCATATGCTACAGCAAAAGGAGCTTGTGGTGCTGTTATACTTAATATTAATGCATAATTCTCTGAAAAAGATCGTACAGCACCTGTCATTACATTTCTTGCTTCTGCATTTTCCATGTTATGTAATAACTCATCACGAGTTATATCTATAATTGGACCCCCTTCAGGACTTTCCCACCGTTCTCCTGCAGGATTATAGAATAAATTATCATTTACAAGTGTAACATTTTCTCCTAAAGAAAATCTTGCATGTTCATCATTTTGTAATATATTGGCATTTTCTACAAAAAGATCTAAAAATAAATTATCTAATGGAATCGTTGTCATGTTTAAAAGAACATCAAAACCTTTTGCAGCATACGGTATAAGTCCGTAAAAATAATTTGGAAGACCTCTTTCCATAATTGAAGATCTGACAGTTTCAAGTGATGCTAAAAATCGTAACGTTTTATCTCCACCTATAGCATTTTTACCTTCTTCTCCATATCTTTCCTGTAAATTTTGATATCTTTCTTCCCATTCTACAGGAGCAAAATCCATTATGGTTTTCATCCACAGATAAGGATCTCCACCAGCTTGTATCAATCTTCTTATTTTAGTATTAAGTTCTTTATGGGCAGGAGTGTAGAATAAAGAGCCTGTTTTTTCCATATAATCATTTATTACTGTTGCTTGATTTCGTGCTTGATCCCAAGTCATATTTCTAAAGTAATAAGGGTTTACACCAAGTTCAGTAGATCTAGAAAGATAAGCCCAATTATATTTTTTATCCGGATCATTTTCATCGTAATCTCTATTTGTAGTCAGTAGAGTTTTTCCTAGTTCTATCCTATGAGGAACTTCATATCTTTCACGTAATCTTGCTTTTTTTTCTGCAACCTTTTGTGAAAGCTCTCTGTGTTCTACAAGAGCCATGTATTCATTATAAAAATTTTCATCAGGAAGTGGGGGTCTACCTTCTATAGCATAAGGTTCTTTTGAAAAAGGTAACTTTCTTAATATCGGATCTAACTCTAGACGTTTTCTAGTCGCACTCCTTTGTTGTTCTTTTCCTAAAAAATATGCAGTATTTATTTTGGCTAATTCAATTTTGCTTGCACCTCTGGCTTTTGCATCATCTAATTGTTTTTGTAGAACTGGAGATACTTCAAAACCTTTTTTGATAGCTTCTGGCACTGTCTCTGTCCACCATTTACCTATTCCTGTAGTTCTAGGCTCTGTTTCTTCTGCTTTTTTTATAAATTCTTGACCTACCTTCATCTTTTCAAGTGGTGGAGCTATTAATGCTTCTTCAGAAGGGTCAACATCTTCTTTTTTAATTAGCTCTTCTCCAAGAGTAGGAGGAGTTACAGGTTCCATGGGTAATGGTGTCCATTCTCCTACATCTCCCACTGCTGTTTCAAATCCTCTAGCAGCTTGTCCTAGAAAGCTTGTACTTTTATCTAAACTTGCTCGTTTTTCTTTTTCAGCCATGGTTTATCCTTTTACCTATTCTTTTGGTGGAAATAAGAAGGTATATACATCGGGGTTTAAAACAGCTTCGTAATGCTTTTGCAGGTAACCACCCTCTTCTGTTAAAGAGTCATTTATCATACCTTTCCAAGCAGTCATACTAGCCTCGGAAGCTGTATCTCTTTGTTCTGGTGTATCAAAAACAACATTCAATACATTCTTAAATTCAATCAAATTCTCAAAGGTACCTATACGTACATTAGGTATATTCATTTCTATTTTCTCTGCAGTCTCTTCTGTCTCTTCTGTCGATACATCATTTGGTCTTATACTATTTTTATCTAACTCATCTGATGTATATCCAGACAATTTCTCAGCTACATCAAGAATATTTCTATTAAAATCGGTGTTTCTACCTAACCATATAGCTTTGTATAACTTAGCAGCTTTTAAATTTTTTTGACTTTTAGTATCACGGGCATAAGCTAATATTGCATTTAATGTATACGAAGAAGATAATTCAGCTTGTACTTGTTCAAGAACTGCTTTAAAATCTCCTCCGGCAGCAAGTATACTTACATGTAAAGCTTGTTGCATAATTCTAACATCTCTATCAGATATTGTTCTACTATCTCCCCCTCCTTGTACAGCAGCTGCCATCTCAAAAGCTAAAAGATAGGTATGATAATTTAAAACAGCAAGATTAGCAGTTGTTAAAGCTTGTCTATCTGCTTCAGGTACCTTATCCCAATGTTGTCGTAAATATGCATCAACAGACAGTCCTGCAGCAGTAGCTTTTGCTTCTAAATTAAGTGCTCCTAACTGCTTTGTTGCATCTTTTCTTAACATTTCTATTGTAGATAAAATTCTGTTAGCAGAATCTTTACCTTCTTTTTCATCACCTTCTACTATTCTGTTTAAAGTATCTCCTACACTGTCTGCTGTTGCTGTAAGCCAATTTACCCCTGTAGTTACAAGGCTTAAAGTTGCTTTAGACTGACCGGGAAGTTCTTTTACAGCATTTCCAAGTAGAGCAAGGCTTCTGAGAATTGGAGATGGAAAGGCTTTATTATCAGCATGTTCTCCCATAATACGTAGCATGTCCCCAACTCTTTTAAGTGGTTTTTGTACGTTACTTATGCTTTTAGATAAGTTTTCAGGTTTAGGTACACCTAGCTCTTTAGCTAATTTTGTAAAACCTATATAAGTATCATAGCCCGGCATAGCAGCTTTATCGATCCAACTTGGAGAAAAAGCATTACCAAGAACTTGAATTACTTCCAAAGGATCCTCAAATTTAAACTCTTCATCCGTTGGTAAATGTTTAAAAAAGTATTCATTTAATAATTTTAAATTTTCAGGTCTCATAGCTTCCTTATAACCATTTCCCACTAGTTGGTTTATATCCATAGTTATTCGTAGTAAATTAGCTGCCATCCCATCGTGTCCTAAACCATGTACATAATAATTTATAGCATTTTCTGGTTTTATAAAAGGTTCTTCTCTTGTATTATTAAGTGTGTTTACAGAATTTAATATATCTTTTTCTGTAAAATCTTTATATAAAGGATGACCTTTAGGCCAATTAGACGTAAAGCCTTTCATTGAAAATTCTTTAGAAGATGTTTGAAGACCAAAGCCACCCTTATCATTAAAAGCACCTATAGTATAATTTTGATTAAATATGTTGTGGGGTTTGTGTTTATATTTTTTTTTATGAATAAGATCACTCATAACCTTACTCCAATATGGCTGATTAGTTTCTCTAGACCAGCCTATATGTGATGGCATTCTTAGTATATCACCATCTTTACCTTTAATTGCATATTTATCAATAAGAGGAATACTAAAGCTTGCAAAATGATCTCCTAACATTTGTAACTTATCTCCCTGCTTATTTTCTAATAACCAATCTAAAACAGTTACTTGAGACCCGTCTTGCCATGTTATGTTTGGTATAACCTGCATAGAAGCATCAATAACAGCATTTGAATCTTGTGTATTTCTGCTATTTACATCTTTATCACTAGATCTCATATAGGTAACTGGTATTGTTTTACCAGCTACATTTATATCAAACATTTTTACTGTTGCAAGTTGTTCTGCTGCATCTTTCTCAGCTGCAGCTTGCCATTTATATCTATTTTGATACATCTGACTGTCCATAAAGATTTTCTGTTTCATTGCAACTTCAGCATTTGCTCCATCTGCTATACCTTTTATACCAGCACCAAATTTTCCAAATAAAGCCATACTACACCAATCCTTCCTGTGGAATATTTTCCATCATTTGTTCATCAGGTATAGGTTCTTCCATCATCTCCCCCTCTGGCATAGCTGCTAAAAATCCTTCCGGTTCTGGTTCTGGTTGATCCAATCCCTGCATACGTGTTCTCATAACATCATATCCTTGTGGATTTAATTTACCCATATTACGCATTATATCTTCTTCAGACATTTTACTTGGATCTTGTCCTTGAGGATTGAATAATACTAAAGGAACTTCTTCTTCTAGTCCCATAAGTATAAAATACATAGCTAAAGAAGGTTTTATTAATTCTGCCACGTCAGGATTCCACAGTCCTTCTTGAAAACCTATATGAGATATAGTATTTACAATATACTCTATAGGTACTCCAGATGCAAGCTGTTCTAAATGTGTTTCTTTCATCTGTTGATTTTCTTCTATTCTCTGTATGATAAACATAATAGCATCATCTACATCACTGAATTTAGCAGGTTTCTCAAAAGTATGTTTACCTGTTCTTTCAGTAAGAGACTGGCCAGCTACAGGTGCTGAATAAGGATCTAAGGCCTCAATGGAACCTGCAGGCTGTTTGGCTATTTCTATAGGATTTGCTTTTTGTACATTATATCTCATGTTTTTTCCTGTAATTAAGTAATGGTAGTAGTTGGTGCTGGTTGTGTATAATATTGAATTTTCTTTTGTATACTTATAGGAGTAGATATATCTGGTAAAGCTGCTGTTTGAACTCTTGCCATTTCACTGTTTATAAATGATGCAGCTACTGGGTTTATTTCAGGATTTAATGTAGCTTGAGCTAAAGCTTGTTCTACAACACTGCCTCCCTTTCCTGCTCCAGCTCCAGCAGCTGTGATTTGTGCTCCTGTTCCTCCTACGGAACCGGGTATACCAGATTTAAATGGCATAAACCTACCCTGCTGAACACTTGGTGCTCCACCTTGAAGCTGTCCTGATCTATATCTATCTATTAAATTATTTATATAATTTTTTCCTGAGCCACTGTTAACCCAATCCCAACCTATTTCTACACCTCTTCCTAACCAAGAATCAGACAGCCAATCCCAACCTTGTTTTATTCTAGCTGTAGTCTCACCAAGAAAACCTGCATCATAAACTACTTGACCATGTTTTATATATCCAGTATTAGGCCTATATGTTTCTCTTTTTGGTGGTGTATTCCATTGAGGTCCTGTTCCTCTACCATGTGGGCCACCATGAGCAAATCCTCGCAGTGGTTCATCTTCTTTAAATTTACTAAAATCACCTACACTAAACTGTGCAAGTTCCTCTCTATTAGAAGTAGCCATTTTAGAAAGACCATTATTTCTTGCTACTTTTCTTAATGTATCACTTAGTCTCATTTATTTTCTCCTATCAAAATAATGGTGGAGATGGAGGTGTTGTTGCTGGATCTGCTAAACCACCGGGTCCAAATATTCCACCTAATAATAAATTCCAAATGGAAGTGCCTACTGAAGAAGCAACACTATCATCAAATTGTTGTTGATAAAATGCAGAACTAGCTTCGGCTTCCTGAGCTATCATAGCCGATTGATGTGCTCTTTGTAAATTACTTTCACTTGCTTGCATAACCCAAGTAGCTTCATCTCTATACCTTTGCCATAAATTAGCTTGAGCTTGATTTGTTAATCCTAATAAAGCTTGGGCATTTAACCTATTTGCATCATTTTGTGTAGCAGTATCTCTTGTATTTGTTTCTCTTCTCCAGTTAGCATTAGATTGTAATATTTGAGCAGACATATTACTGTCAAATTTATCTCGACTGTCTTGCATTTGAGATACAAATCTTTGCATAGCATTGGCTTGGTCAGCATTAACCTGAGATATAGAAGCTGATCGGTTATTATTTGAATTTTGTACTTGTACACCTAACTCAGAAAAAAATTCATCTACTTCATTTTGACTTTTGGCATTAAACTGTCTGGCTGCATTTTCTTGAGAAGATTCTGCTAATAGTTTTTGCATAGTTGACTGATGATTTATTTCATTTATTCTTTGTGTATTATCCATCTCTTTAACATCTAAAGCCAAGAAAGATTTAGCATTATCCGAAGCTGCTTGTAATCTAGCTCCCATATTAGCTTTGTCCATAGCTGCATAAGTCATAGCATTTTGTAAAGTAGCCTGCTGCCGATTATTTAAATTTTGTAAATCTACAGCTGCATATGTTTTAGCATCATTAGCAGCTATGGGCAAAGCAGCCTCATATATAGATTGTGTTATAGCAGCAGCAGCCATAGATGAAGCACCAAGTCCCCTTTGTTGCATCATAGCATTTACTTTACGAACAGCCGGAGCAGCCCAAGCAGGCAATTCTTCACCAGCTTCAATACTTGCATATAGAGATTCTAATTGCCCTTTAATTGTACCTAAATTGGTAACTGCTGTTGTTTGAGCTGTTGCAAGTGATTCAGGTGCCATTTCACCTTTTAAACTTGCTGTTTTTGCAAATTCTGTAGGATCTCCTATAAGAGATGATGAAGATAGTGTACCAGTAGCAGCTGCAGCTTGTGGAGTATTAGGTTGTGTATAGGCTGAATATGTATTTGCTGCTGATATTGTAGGGGAAGAAACATCAGTGGCTGTAGCACCTGTTGATGTTATTGGAGGAGCCGAAGGTAATTGAGTAAAATTACTTGTACCAAAATCTATTAATTCATTTGTTTGTACAGCTGTAGTTACAGGAGTTACTACTTCTCCTGCAGTTAATCCTATTTTCTGTTCTGGTCGAACTCCAGTTATAGGTCGAGTTACAGGTCTGGTTACTCCTTGATCATCAGTTACAGTTTCTGTTACACTAGGAAATGTGCCAGCTCCTCCCGGTTGTGCAGATATATCCTCAGTAGCAACACCCCCTGCTTGAAATTTCCTTATTGGTACTTGTTTTTTTTCTGTTGGTACTTGTAATTTTCTTATTGGTAATTCTGGTAATCTAGCCATTTTCTATCCTCCAAACCACTTGCCAAATATGGTTGAAACTGCAGCACCAAACCCAGAAGCTACGAGAAATATTCCTATAAGCACTCCCTTACCTTTATTTAGCTGGCTTTCTAAATCTCTAATTCTGCAGGTAAGAGTATCAACTTCTTTGCTTAACATCTCAACAGCTTGTATCAGTTTGCCTATCTCTACTTTATCTATATCGTTATCTGATGCCACCTTTT